TATCAAAGTTACGAATGTAAAGATCGATGTAGTAAGCAGTCTTGTATTCTGAAATTGTATCTTCACCATAGATATCATCTTTGGCTACCAATGTTCTAGGACAATAGTACATGTCATGGCCATAGATTTTGATAGACTCGAGTACGAGATCTTCAATCAAAACCTGTTCTTGGCTATTTGTAAAGTTATTGAAATAGAAATTGGTAGTCAAGATCTTATCCGATCATATCAAGAACTGGAAGAGAATACGATGAAATCATCTCGTCTTCCATTCTTCTTAATTCTTCCGTAGCGTCGTCATAGATCTTTTCGCCATTGAACTGCACACCACCTGGTAAAGACATGCCAGTAAACTTAGTCAGGTTCGAACCCCACTGTCTCTTGATTTGTGCAGTTGCATAGTTCTGAAGCCAACGATCATTCCATGCGTCTGTCCATGTTTCAGGATTTACAACTTCGTATGCTTCAACAAGCAGGAACGTGCCAACTGGAACTGTATTCCAGTCCATATCGACATGCAGTCTGTCTTTATGGCGTTGGTAACGAATTGGTTGTTGGCCAACAAGAAGTTCTGTCACAAGTGCAAGATGTTCCATTACCATATAGTAAGGAACTAGCGAAACGTTTGTCAATGTATAGAGGTCGTTCAAAGCGATCTGATAACGGATATTGAAAAGGTCGTCAGCACGAATTGATGGATCACCAATTTGGAAAACTCGAACTGCGCCAATGATATTCTCTGGAAGAGTGATGTACTTGTTGGCTTTATCGTCAGCAGTCACTTGATGCTTGTAATAGATTCTATCCGAACCATCAAAGTGATAGTCGTACCAGTAACGAATTGCTTCGTCAATGCGATCATCTACCTGATCATCATCGACGTTAATCTCAATCACTGGCTTGCCTAGTTTACGTAAGCAATACTCTTTGAACTCAGCTTTTGTTGTTGGTGTAGCCATCTCGACATCCTGTTTTTGTTTATTTATTTATATAGCTTATAAATACAAACATCATACAGTTCACAGGAGTAAGTATGTCAAACATAGTAAAGATTGACAACGTTCGTATATACTACGGGATCACAACGCCTGAAGCGCTGCAGGCTATATTTGACTGCAAGCAAATCCTTGACGATAACAACATACCATATGGCAATCTTATATATAACGAAGTCAGTGCATATCCAGAAATATTTGCAAACCTAAGCACGTGGGCCTTCGGTACTGATTTTACACAATATACTTTTACCGATTTCCCAATTGTGACGTGGCAAGAATTCTACGATGACTTTGAAGTCTGCGATCAAGTAGCAATCTCTACAGAGATGCTTGAAGCTAGCAATCTGATTCTACTTAAAGAGTTAGTAGTTTAACTTCTTTGGTTTGTTAATAAAATCCCCTAATGTTATAAATGCTATCTTAGCATCGCCGCTGATTGTATATTCATATTCTCTAGGGGCTATATAGTAAAGAGCTTTGACGTTAGTTTCTTCAAATACCAATGTTCCGAGTAAGTTGTATACACCGGTATTAGGAGGAACTACAATCTCTCCCTTTAGCCTTTTATATTCTGCTACAAAGGGCTTGTAACTTGAAAAACAAAGCCATACGCTATCCCCAACATAGTACTCAATTGTTGCATATGACAGATGTACATTTGTATTAACGTATGTTTCTCCCGTAACAACTCCTGACAGTTCGTTATTATCAGCGCGATATTCTCTCATCTCACCCCTATAGAGATATGTAAAGAATAAGTTCTTTTCATAGTCGCCGGTGTCGGGTATCCAATGTTTAAAATCCCCATCTCTTCTAGCGCAAATGTGAACGGTAAAACCTGTATACTTAATTTGTAAGAGAGCTGATTTCATATCTCAAAACTTCTTGGTTTGACCTTAGCACTTAATACACCATCTTCTTGTACTTCATTATAATAGGCCAACGCTTTAATTGTATTTAGCGTTACGTCAAATGTAGACTTAAAGGCCTCGGAAGCAGTCAAATCCTGAATCGTAAGGTTATTTCTTCTTATAATATACTCTTTGAAATCGACAGGTATATTTTGTAATACATCTGATTCCAGCTCGTCAAGAAAACTATCTGGTATGTCTTGTTGCAAACCCCTACTAATCTCTTCGAACTGGTTCACCTTTTCCTTTGTGATAGATTCGACATTTTGCATACCGAAGAATGATAATAGTTTGTTAAATTGTGTTAGATCTAGTATCTGATCTAATGTAGTCTCATATATCTTACAATCACGTTGCTTTAGAATAGGTGTATAGTGTCTAATTCTACGCTCTGTATCAAGACACCACCAATAGCACAATTGATAGCTATGAGCGCTTTCCCAACCGTTGTATGGCAGTACATTAGGCTCATCAGGACCACTATACCATCCTCTGATCAGCTTATGACGGCCGGGGATCCACTTTAGGTTAAACATACTTAGCGCAACTTCACGCATAGGTCTTCTTAGCACTATAATGTTTGGAGTAATGCCCTGATCGAGGAAGTGCTCAATGAAGCCTTCTCCTACCATATGCCCTGTATGAACACAATGGGTTTGTGGCTTAGAATTGAAAAACTCAATCTTGTTCTGTACAAAAGATTTACCTACAGAAGAATCATGTAGATTGGCGACTCTTACAGTGTGGAATCCAGGATCTCCCTCATGTTCAGCATATACGTCTGGAACGGTCGACAACATCGTTGCCAACTTATTTGTACCAGATCGCCCTGCTGATAGCATTAAGGTAATTGTCTTCATCTTGCCCTTGCTAGAAAGTGCATATGACTATTATTGTACACCTGGGTTCTATCAAGAGGTAGTGTCTCATCCGTTGAAGCATTATACATCATTATCTCGACTTCTGGAATGGTTTCTAGCTTTGCCCACAGTTTGCCAGTAAATTTTGTATGGGTTCTATCAGAAACAAGGATTTTCTTCTCTTCGAGGATATGGTATAGATAAATTTCTCGACCGATGCCTTGTCCCATTAACTCGTCTTTGACATGGAATTCGTGCCCACGTACCATTGTCTTTTTAAATACCATAAGCCAGTTATATGCTACAAGAGTATTTCCGTCAAATAGTCCATAGTAAGATGAACATTTGTCATCACATCTTTTAAGCGTAAAGCCTTGAATCTCGCCGACCGTAACAGTATTCTCTCCGAACAACCTCTTACAATAGTCAAAGTCTCTGAAATCATCAATCAACCACATATAGATACTTTCCCATTACTCATAATCCAAGCGTTTGTATCCTGAGGAATACTAATAGTAATCACTTCCCCTTTTACAACCTTCCTAGGATTTAGTATTTGACTTGGGTGACCAGCTTTTCGAATGAGTTTATCCTTATGCATAATAGCCATATCCCACTTGATAGCTGTTAGCCATCCATCACCTATTACTTTAAGTTCAAGAGTTTTTGGCCTCTCTTCTAATGCATGATCCGATGTATAATCAATATACGCAAGTCTAACAGGGTCTGTTAATGCTTCATACACAGCAAACTCTTTTACCACATCTCCAATGGCTCGTGGCATTTGCGAGGCCATAAGAAACTTCTTATAATAGAAGTTGTCAGGATTGCGTAAATAGTTTAAAGTGATACCACTATCTTTCTCAACAAGAGAGATGTCATTATACAAATCCTGTGCATTGATATCACCAAACCCACACCCAGTACCAGTATACTCTACGTGGTCTGGAACAAGAATTGTGTTTTTATGTCCAAACTTTTCTACACATTTTTTAAAGCTAATTTGCTGGCCATCGTTAAACCAAGGCTCATGGACGTATATCATACCCAAGATTACATCAAACGTTTCACCGTCAAGATCAAGATCTTTAAAGTCCTGCTGAATAAACTCTACATTAACGTTGTTTTCTTCCGCTAGCTTACGCGCCATATTGACATTACCACAGTCGACTCCTACTACTCTAGTGGCGCCCATCTTAGCTGCCATAATAGCAAGATTACCTAATGCACCAGTTCCTAGATCCAATACAGACATGCCTGGTTTAATAATACCTGCCATAATATCTTTGAGGGAGAGCGTTCTCTCTCTTGTCTCTTTAAGAAGATAGAAGTGTTCGTATGGATTGTTGCCCACTGCTTCATCTAACATAATGTTTCCTTATTTGAATGGCGGGCCGATAAACCACATAATCAGGGCTTTTCTTTCTCCCGATACTAAAGGTGTTATTTGGTGTGGTACGTAGCCTGGAATACTATAATATGTTCCTTTTCCTTTTGGAACCTGGCGAAGACCTTGGTCGGTCATGACTTCAATATCACACCCCTCGTATTCTGATGGATCCGATAGCTGTAGGACCACAACCATTTTACGAACCATACTAGACGCAACACTCTTTGAATGTTCTTTTTTGTCTGTATGCCATCCCACATGGCGGCCCGGTGTATCGTACTTCGAATATAGGATACCTTGAGGCAGTGCTGATGTTATATCTAAGCCAAAGTAGCTTTCGTTTATGCGCTTTGCGTATTCACCAAATCTGTTGAATAGGAATTGTCTTTCAGGATCTTTTTTGATAAAGCAACAAAAACCATCATATGAAAGAGTGGACATGTCTGTGTCTGTACGATCTGGCATACCATCAATAGCAATCCGTTGTTCACACAGCTCTATAAGTTTTAATAACTCCTCGCCGGTAAACATATTGTCACCTACTACTATGTCATCAATCAGTTGCATACGTTTTTCATTAGTGCAGTTGCAACATCAGGATCTCTGCAAACGACCATCCTGTTTTTAAGAAGAGCTTTTACACCACTCGTATTATAGTTAAAGCACGTAAATATAACAGGCTTGCCGCCTTGACGAACAGCGTTTGCTAGTTGTGTTGCATATTGATAGTCCTGATCGGCATCTCTTTCGACATGAACATGCATTATAATATTATCAATCTCATCTGACTGCTGTAGGATCTTCATTACCTCAACAGCGTCTTTTGTAAACCCAGCAGAACTTCCAACCATATCGATTGGATTGGCAACAGTGGATTGATTTGATACTACATTAGTTATTTCTGATATAAGCTTTTCTGATGGTTCGTCTATGAGCAAGCTATTGAACTCAGCCGAGGTTGAAAGTATGACTCCATACCCGCCCGTGTCAGTTACTAGCATTGTTCTTTTTGCAGCTGATTTAGGCTGCCATGAATTCACATACTGGATCATGGCAGTGAAATCCATCATGTTTCTAGCAACATTCAATGCAATAGAAAGATCCGAACCTGTGTGACGCTTTGCTGCTCTGATAGCTGCCGGTGTCGCCCATGGTACGTATAAGACCAAAGGCTTGGCTAGTGTTTGAATGTATTCGAAAGGAATCTTATCAACGCCCTCGCAATACATTGCAATGATCTCGGTATGGGTATCGTCGTTAAGACTTTGAATGATATCTTTGAGGTCCACGCCATTCTGATTACCAATAGTAATCACACGAGAGAATCCGATACCAGTAGGTTTTAATCTTTCAGCAAGATCTACAACAAGACCTCCGCTCTGAGAAATTACTCCTACATTACCTGGCATAAAATCTCCTAATGGGAGACAGTCTATGGGTGTGTTTGCATCCCATATACCAGCACAGTTAGGTCCGATGAACACTGTGCCGTTTTGCTTGGCTTTATCTACTATCCGTTGTTCTAGTTCGCTATTGCCTTTTTCACTAAAGCCTGCTGTGATGCAGATGATAGCTTTGGTATTTATTTCTAATAGCTGATCGACAACAAACTCTACTTCTTCAACTGCTACACATATAACAACTAAGTCTAAAGGTTGAGGTATGTCTTTTATGGATTTGTTTTTATCTATAAGATATACAGATCTTTTGTCTTTGTGTTTCAAAAGACAATTAGATATCCAATTACCCCATTTGTCAGGGTTATTAGATGCTCCTATAACTGCTACAGAAGAAGGGTTAAAGATAAAGTCAATCATAACAAATCACCAAAAATTATGTATAAGCGAAGTATATTTTCCCAGCACCACCGGATGAGCCGGCATTACCTCCGTATCCTCCGTTGCCACCAGCGGATCCAGTATTATAACTGCCACTGAGTCCTGCTCCTCCAGCAGCCGAGCCAGCAGTGGTTCCAGTTGCGCCTGCATTCCCGGTCGTATTAACAACTGTTCCACCAGACGCTGATCCACCGGCTCCGCCTGCTCCGCCTGCACCGCCTATACCACCACCGCCGCCACCGCCGGACATTGATGTGAGCGATATCGACCCGCTTGTTACTGTAGATGCACCACCAGCGGCACCAGAAGTGTTGAAAGCTCCTCCTGCACCAGCGGCGCCTACTGTGTATGTGAATGTGCGACCATTAGCTTTGACTGCTATAGAAGTACGAGTTAGACCACCAGATCCTCCACCGCCACCACTATATAATACTGCCCCACCTTTACCACCAGTGGCTCCACCACCGCCGCCACCCGAAGCACCAATAGCTTCGATGACAACTAGCTGAGCTCCAGCTGGAATGGTTTCGGTAGCCCCTGTGGTAGCAGATGTATAGTTTCTATTCGTTGCAACAAATTTCGTTGCTCCGTAGAAGTTACTAAAACTGATTGTGCCAGATGTAGGAATTACTACATCAGAGGAATTATATGTACCAGAGGGAACGTTAGCTCCCCCTGAATAATATTCATTTAGTCCAATAGGGTTGGCGCCACCAAATTCCGTCTGAATTTGAGCTAATGTGATGGCGCCAGAGGTCTGTAGGGTCATTTATTAGCCTTGTGGCTGTCCTAGCTGTGCTTGAGCCTGTTGGAAGAGTTTCTTCAGGATAGGATCGACCACGCGGTGTGGAAGTTCCTGCAGTCCACCCATGATAACATTCAATTCATTGACGTCTACTGTGAGTGTTACAGTAGGTGCCTGTTGAGCCTGAGCCTGTTGGTTTTCAGCAAGCATTGGATCGAGTTCTGGATTAGTAGCCATGATATATTCTCCTTGAATTATGTATTGGCAGTTGGGGTTGTGTTAGATGAAACAGTATTAGATACTGGTGTTGGAGTTGGTACAGTGTTTGAACCTGGAGGTGCCCAAGGTAGAGCATCAGCATTGACTTCAACCATCGGACGAATGATAGCATCAATCTGCTTTTGAATTTGCTCATCAATGTGAGCTTTATAACCAGGGTTACCATTTACCACATCCTGAATCCAACCAAGAACCTGAGCTTCAGTTAGATTTTCATATGTGGTAAAATTATCAGCGTCGACCTGATCTGGGTCAAATGGAGTTGCACCGTTGAACGTACCCGAATTATCGTCTTCGTCAGTTCCTGTGCATTCCCAATATGTTTGGACGATGATGTCATTAAGTTCTGCAGAAGGATCGTCCTGCTTCTTCAGACTCTTAATCTTCCAAGTATAAGTAAGTGCCATTTTTATTTATCCTCTTTGAGTGAGTTAATTTGTTGTTCTAGTCTATTTATATGTGTTTGTTGTTCCTTAATTGCTTCAATTAAGAGACCAACCATGTTGCCATAAGCTACGCTATAGTTGGTTTCTTCTGAACCAAGCACAACTTCAGGAATTACTTCTATTACTTCCTGAGCGATTACACCCATCTGTCTTGTATTAGTATCTATACGTGTATATGTATAACCGTTTAATCTGCTTACTTTTTCAACAGCGTTATCAATCTTGACAATATCTTTTTTCAAACGAGCATCTGAATATGCTGTGATGTTGTTAAGCATCGTCAGGTTGCCAGACATATCCATCTGAAGTAAGTTGGCCGATGCTGACCATCCACCAATTCTAAATACGTTGTCTGAATCAAGTCCCATATTAACAGCAAATACACCAGCTCTGTGGAACGACATAGTTGCGCCACCAGATGATGAATATGCTTGTAGCTGTTGCCCAGTATCTGTTGTATTTTTGTTAGATTGGAAATATTGAACACCAGTCCATGTGGCGCTGAGAGACGTAAACGAATTCAATACATGCTGAACCGAAGATTTTCTATAATAACCATCAAGACTACTATTAACAGTAATGAACTGTCCAATAGTCGGATTTTCATTATTGCCAGTATTACTATTAATATAGTTCAGGAAAGTATAACCGTTTTCCTGTCGTGTTACAATTGTATTTGCACCAACTCCATTTGATGCATGAAAACCATCAAGCAAATCAGCATCTAGACCAGAACCAGCGCCGTCATTTCCATCATTCCAATGTTTTTTCCAGCCTTGCGCGGTACCGCCCATAATAGTCTGAGTGTATATGTCACCTACACCAGTACCAGTCATACGAATTGCAAGTGTGTTACTATAATAAGATAACGGAGATCCGTGGCCCATTCTTATTGTGTTGTGCCAATCCCCTGATGGTGCCTCATTTGTGCCAAGACCTGAAGCCTGCCAATATTGTAAGGAATCAGATGGAGTGTCTCTAGTCGAGTTTAAATAATTTCCATATTGAGCGGTCCCTGAAACATTGATACTCCAGTTACCCGAAGCAGCACCGCGAATAGCAACTGCAACAGCACCAGGTGTTGTACGAACCAACTGATTGGTTGTAGGGTACATTGACGTCAATACTGTAGGAGTCTGTTCAGAAAGGCCCGAACTTAGAATGATTTCACGAGCCGCAATATCACCAGCAGCATCGCGATATGCAATGGTGCTTCCAGTCGGAGCTGTTGTTGGATTGTTGAATCCCGAAATCGATCCAGCAGTGCCGGTAACATTAATACCCCAGTTTCCAGATGCGCCGGTGCCTGTTAGAGTCGGAGCGTAGCTATTGTAATTTATATCCGTAAGTACTCTATTCCACGTCTGCCAGCTAGAATCAGTCCAGCCGCCACGGAAGATTAAATCGTTCCCTGCATGAGAAATATACATTTGAGCGCGCGCATTAGCATTAGCACTGAAATTAATCAGTGTTCCATATTTGTATGCAGCAGTTGTAGGGAAGTTAGAGTTGCCCGTTCCACCAATATTAAAATGATTTTGATATATTTCATTGATAGTATTGACAGCATTGCCTAGAGTATTCCAGTTAGTATTGTCAGTGCTAGGAGCTCCAACACCTCTCATAACTGCGGAGCCGCCTACGGTCAGACTGCTTAGGACGCTGGATCCATTAGGATTAACAAAGAAGGCTGAGTCTTCTCTATCCGTTAGAATGTTACCGATAATATCACCAGCTCTAAATGTGGTCCATCCTGTACAATCGCCATTCATCAAGTTAAGTACGTTAGCGCTGTCCAAGACTAACTGGGACGCTACTCTTCCACCCCAATGAAAGCTAAGTCGAGGGGCGTTGTTATATGAGGTGGTCTGTGCACCAGCGTACGAGCGTTCGCGTATTTCAAGCGCGGTATCATAATACAATGCAGAGTCAACGGTGCTAGCAAGAACCACATTAGCAAGCGTGGAATCGCTGGCAGGATCAACATAATAACCAGTGCTATCACTATCACGAAAGATAGGGGCGCGCATATCTGCGTTGCTTGCCACTATTCCATAAACAGTGAGATAAGATCCATCAGCAGTATTTGGCCCAAACTTCATTAGTGCCGTATAAGAGTTCGCTGTACCAGCAGCGTAATCAAGATAGAGAGGAATTCCTCCACCATCATCAAACTTACGAAAACGGTGTCTATATTGACCGTTAGTATAATTACCATCGAAAACTAACCCGTTAGTTGTATTGCCTGTGCCTACACTCCCGGTAATAATTCGCGCGATTAGGTTTATATCTACTCCAGCTAGGTTTGATGTACCGTTAGGATCTATGTAATAGGCAGTGTCGGGAATATTATAGAATATAGGTGCTCGGCTAGATGTTCTTGAATAAGAATCACCGGCACCAGAAATATTAAATTCGTTTCTGGCAACATAGTCAGTATAAGTTCTTTTATTTCTAAAAACCCACTGATCAGTTAGATAATCTTCAATATCATCAACAAGCTCAAATACCATACGAACTTGGTTCGTAGCAGGAGATTCTCCGTACAATCTCCAACCATCATTGTCACCTACAGCCTGTGACAACAAATATGGTGGTACACTACTTACACCATCTCCGTATGTGGTTCCAGTAGGATTTTGTGGAAGCGCGGCTGGACCTGCAGGACCTTGTGGACCAGTTGGTCCCTGAACAGTAGAACCTGGAGGTCCTGCCGGTCCCTGTGCTCCAGTTGGACCCTGAACCGTAGCACCAGGAGGGCCGGCCGGTCCTTGAACTGTAGCACCAGCAGGTCCAGCAGATCCAGTAAATCCTACTGGTCCTTGAGCTCCTTGTGAGCCGGTCGGACCTTGAGCACCAGTAACACCTTGTGGGCCAATTTCACCTTGCGGTCCAGTTGGACCCATTGGCCCAGTTGGTCCCATTGCGCCCGTTGGACCCATTGCACCAGTCGGACCTTGAGCACCAGTCGGACCCATTGCACCAGTCGGACCTTGTACAGTAGCACCAGGAGGACCTTGAACTGTAATACCAGACGGTCCTTGTGCACCAATTACACCCTGTGGTCCTTGCGGGCCAATTTCACCTTGCGGACCAGTCGGTCCTTGAGTACCTATTGGTCCTTGTGCACCTGTAATACCTTGAGAACCAGTAAATCCTGCTCCTTGAGGTCCTGTATCTCCTTGGCTGCCAGTATATCCAAGAGGACCAGCAACTGTAGATGCAGATCCAGTATAACCTATATCACCCTGTGAACCAGTGTATCCAATTGCACCTTGAGCTCCGGTAGCACCTTGAGCACCAGTAGCTCCTTGAGCACCAGTAGCTCCTTGTGGTCCCATTGCTCCTTGAGCACCAGTAGCTCCTTGCGGACCCTGTGCTCCTCGTGAACCCGTAAATCCTGTATCACCACGATCACCGGTTCTTGCAAAGGTGATAATAATATCAAGGCCATTTGAAAGTGATGTTGCACCAGCAAGATATGCTACAGGAACCTGAAAGCTGGTTATGCCATCAACGTGATTGCCGGTAATTGAGAACTGAGAGAAGTTGGCAGTGTTTGCTTTCTCAGTTACAGTGAAGTGGCCTTTGATTGCTGAAGTAGAATCATCAATCGTTTGCAAGAAGTTGTTGATAGAAACATTGTTATCATCATTATCATGAATGATAAGAGTTGTAGCAGTTGATAGGTTTGTACTATTAAACTTAAGAACACCATCACCAGGATCAGAAAGATCTGTATTTGTGCTATAAGTATAGTCAAAAGCAGCACCACCAAAGATACCATCTTCACCTTTGTCACCTTTCGATCCGGTGAATCCAGCACCAGATCCCCAGTAAACTCCTGTTCCATTCGAAAGTAGTGCCTGACCAGTTGATCCGATAAAGCCATTGGCTACCAGACCTTTTACTGACAGGTTATTAAATAAGTGAATCGTATCTTTAGACATTCGATAACGTTACCAACATAGTGTTAGAGATGGTATTTGACATATAAGCAAATTCATGAGGAACCGAAACAAAAACCGCATTGGCAATATACTTATTAAAAGTATCAATAGACGTTACTACTGCATTGCCATTACGACTTGCTACAATTCCATTTGCACTGTAATTTAAAACAACTTTATTTGTTACTTGTTGTGGGCCACAATTAACAGTATTTATGAAGATATTATTTGACCCGTCTACGTAAACTCGATTGTTTGCATTACTTGAGTTTAAGCTGAGTACGGTATTTCCGGCAACAACTGCATTCCACTTGATATATATGGAACCTTCGTCTTGATTATATGTATGGAAAGGCACGTATTCTTTTAAATCAAAATCTTTGATAAAGATTCTATTATTAATATCACCAAAGCCAGCAGAGACATGAACTGTATCTGAAGTAGGAGCAAAGACAACCGAGAATGCAGTTTCAGATGTAGTGGCAATGTAACCACCAAAATCATTATCACCAAAGTTACTACCAACTTCAATTCTTGATGGTCCAGAATCTCTGTCTTCTGATTGTAATGAATAGTTTTGATCTGTTGTATAGTATGCACTACCAGATAGAATATATCTTTTGCCAACTGAAACAGGAATGGTCTGAGTCAGGCTATTATCTTTCTGACCAGAAGAAACAGCAACTAAATAACTACCATCAGTTGTTTGAATACTTCCGTTTGCAACAGTCCAGTCTGATAATAGATTTGATTTTGTTTTGATTGGACCCATTACACCCGAAGTCACACAAGCATTCGCATAAGTGAATACATTATTATTTGACTGACGAACAGTAATGTTATTGGCACCATCAAAGTAAATACCAAGACCTTCTGTAGTCTTGATGTTTCTACCACTTAATGTATTCTCAGAATAAAGATTACAAGCGACCGGTATTCTTTCAATACTAAATGTTGTAGGAATCGCTGCAGGTGTTACACTAACAATTCCAACATTGTTTGCAATCGAAACAATATACTCAAGTGGAGTGATTCCATTCTTCGCCATAGAATACTGGTACTCAGATGTTTGGATTCCATCATGACTAATATCAAGCGTCGAGTAATGAGTAGTGTTTCCAGTTGTTATATAAACGTCATAGTGAATAATCTTCTCTGTTGGCAGATTGAAAGTATCAATTGCCTGTAAAGAAGTATTTGTCGATGTGTATACTATATTTGTCATCTAGCTTCCAGCTCTTCTACTTTTGCAGTCAGTTCCTTGATTGCTTCGATAAGAAGTGGAACCAGTCTTGAGTAGTCTACGGTCAGATATTCTTCACCAGACTTAGAAACAATTGTTCCATCTTCAAGTGTTTCATAATCCACAGGAGCAAGAGCAACTGCTTCTGGAAGTACTGCTTTCACTTGTTGAGCAGATACACCAACTTGCTGCTTTTCGTTCTTATAACCCAGTGAACGGGCTAAATCATTTTCTATATATGTAAAGCCACTAAGAGATTTAACCTTAGTAAGTGCATTGTCAAGGTTGCCTGTCTTAGTCTTTAGACGTTCGTCAGAGTAATAAGCCGTAATGTTACCAGTGGCTGCGATCTGGTTATCTACCAAGAATGCCTTAGAGTTATAAACACGCACCCAAGTGCTATCATTCATCCAAATTCCACCACCATGGGTTTGTTGATACCAGCCAGTGTTGTCCTGAGAACGGAACCAATCATTAGCGTAAACCGACGAGAATTGGGATGCGCCGTTTGGATTGGCGTAATATCCAGTGTTATCGCTATCGTAATAGATTGGTGCTCGAAGTGCGCCGCCGGCAACCAAATCTGCAAGAGATTGAACGTTGCCGTCCACTAGCAATCTTACCGAGAAGTCTCCGCCGTTAGCCCCACCCAATCCATGGATACGGAAGTCTCCTTGAGGACCCTGATCAGTTGTATTTCGTACAGCAATACCAGGGTAGTTATCCCAAGATCTATCAAACCCACAACGTAGATTGATAAGTTCCGTTTTATATAGAATGGACGTGCCGTTTGGATCAGTATAATAACCGGTATCGTTGAGATCGTAGAAGATAGGAGCACGCATGTCTCCGTTTGCTCTTGTACTTGAATCTAACTGAGCTACGTTTGTTCCATTCACAATACACATCAGACCGTGCGAAGACAATGATGCCGCTGGACCACCTGCTGAAGGATAAGACCACCAGAGACCATATGCTCCAGAAAGGCTTGTTCCGTCTGCATTACCCTTATAAGCATCGCCCATTGCATAAACACACTGGAAGCGTGTCGATGCGTATAGGCCTACAATACCATGACCGTAGTTTTGGTTAAAATAATGAAATCCGTTTTGTTGTGAAGTAGCCCAATACGATGTTCCGGTGGGATCCATGTAGTAGCCGGTGTTGTTGCTATCATAGAAGATAGTACCATCAACACGTCCACCTGAATATATTCCAGTAGGACAATAGATATTATAGGAAGCCGAAGTAGACGATGTACCAAAGCCCCAGCAGTTATCAGCATAACTATAGTAAGCTGCCCAACGCCCACCAGTCTCAAAATAGAAACCTCCATTGGCGCCTGTAAACATTAGGTGAGGAGTATTTCCACCCTCATAGAAATGTATCCCGCGCCAACCGTTTCGGGACCCACGAATAGCAACAGATCCATAGCTAGAAAGATCGTTGCCATGTATATGCGCATCATTTGTATTTGGCCAGTAAAGTCCATAGGATCCATTGAATTGTATCCATGAATTTGGCTGGAAGTATGCACTGCCCGATAGGGAGAGGCTGTAGAGATATGAACTGCCATTTGGATTTACGTAATAGCCGGTGTTGTTACTATCATAGAAGATAGGTGCGCGCATATCAACCTGAGCGACCACTGCGCCGTCATTACCAATGCTCAGTCGCAGCGATCCTCCAGTGCCATGTGTGATAGCATTATGAGTATAGAAATTAATTGTCGTAGCAGGATTGGCTTCGTAAATGGATCCACCAATAACAACTTGGTTTTCGGTTGACGAAGCATACAAGCCAATCATCGATACGCCTTCGCTCTCAGACGTATCGTTATAGTGTGATCCAGTTAGATAAGACCACTTATTAGCTCCTTCTCCAGCCTGCCCCATCTTAATATTACCACCAGCCTGATTACCTGCGCTGATGACGCGTAGCTTCACAATCTGGGATGTGCTAGCAGGATCGGTATAGAAAGCAGTATCGCTGCTATCATAGAAAATAGGAGCTCTTAAACTATTGGCTGCTTGGGCAAAATTGCCAGATTTGCCGACAGCAAATATCTCTGTTCCCAAATCTTCCGAATCATAGAAACGAATACCACCATAATTAGCTTGCGCGCCCATACGTATACCCGTATGCCAGCGTAAGTCTAGCTTATTATAATTACCACCATAGTCTTCCAGGTTTGTCCCAATGTAGTAGTTACCTTGAGCATCACTATCAGCACTACCAAACATTAGACGACGACCAGTTACAGCATTGTAGGCGTTTTGATTTTCGTTTCCGCCAATGGTAACATAGCCAGATTGATCTATGTAAATGGCATCATTTCGCGTACCGCCGTAGCGAGTGTAAAATGTTAACGAGCCTTGGGTCCAGTTTCCACTGTCACCAGCAATTTGTTTTTTGGCAACAATACCAGCCAAGTTAACAGCATTGCCACTGCCTTGCGCTTCGCGAGAAACGAATGCCATAGCTACTGTTGTTTCATCGCCACCGTTTTCATTATACAATGAAATTGCAGGACGCGATCCGTTGATACCAGCTGTAGCATTATCTGCACGAACTAACAGACCAGGAGTGTGATCGCCTGGGTTTCTGTATGTCGCACCTTCCCACTGGAAGTGTGATTGGCCGTTTACTGTCTGACCACCACCAAGTGACATATTGACCAAGATAGACGTACTAGCAGGATCGGTATAATATCCAGTGTTATCGCTATCATAGAAAAGCGGTGAGCGGGTTGAGTTGTTGATCTGTGTATACGTTGTAAATACCCAGAGGCGCGGGTTGTATGTCGAGCCGTTATAGTCGCCGATTGATAGACGCCCGTTACCGCTAGCACCGTTGGGAAAATAAACCGAGTGCTCATAAGGGCCACCACCCATGTCCGTACCAAGACCCATCCATGCGGCACCATCGGCATCGAGACCATAAGTCTGTATACGTGGATATCCTGCATTACCTCCACGAACTTGGATAGCTGCAGTATTATTTGCACCGCCTTTTGTGGCGTAAATGGTTACTAGGTTGGAAAGACTATTAGGGTCGGTGTAATAGGATGTATTGTCGCTATCGTAGAAGATAGGAGCGCGGAAACTAGCATAAGCGTAGCCAATGTTTCCTACTTCTAAGTTCACCGGCGCATAGGTGTTTCTGAGATCGCCACTAATATTAACAAATGTTTCTGTCGTGGTTTGGAACACAGACCAGTTGCCAGCAAGATTCATTACACCATCATAAAACGATCCATTATGAATCTTACGAAGACGAATCGTTCCGTAACTCCAGGATGAAGTTGTACCACCAAATACAACACAGAATCGGTTGTTCGTACCATCGTTTTTTACACCAAGACGAATAGACTTGTTTGTATAACCAATAATATTACAACCTGTATTATACCACGAGCTGCTCCAGTTGTGACCGCCAATGATTACAGTTGCGGTGTATTGTCCAGTGTATTCGTAGATATCAAATACCATGTGAACCATACCATAGTTCGCCGTAGTACCAGGCAAGTAGAATATTACTTCGCCAGTTGAGGATCCAGCAGCAGACCACTCGATTTCAGGGTGAGCAAAGTTATTACCCTGTTCGATTGTTCTGTTTTGGCCAATGGTAATTTTCTTACCCCATGAGGTACCATCGTATCCCCATAGAGCAGCATCGTTATTCTCGTCAAGTTGCCAATTCATTGCACGAGTATTACCAGCATTAGCAAAGTAAATGCTGCTTGCAATACTCGACGACCCATCAATAAAGGACCTGAATCCGCTACCAGCGCGAGTTTCAACTGTTACTAACTGCGAAGTGCCATTCGGATTAACGTATCGATTCGTGTCGTCTGTATCGTAGAAGATAGGAGCACGGAAGTCAGCGCTAGCTGTTGCAGATCCACTACTATTTACTGTAAATCTCCAAGCGCCCAAATAGAAACCAGCAGAACCGCTGTTTTCAGAACCCATGAATATATCAGATCCACCGTTAAAACTGAGCCATACGCCTGGTGATCCTCCATTGAGGAATGGTGTTCCAGAACCATCACCGACTGATATTCGGTTTTGGAATCGAGCTTGATTTAATCTACTTGTACTTGCACCATCAAAGTAATACGTGGTATCATCACTATCATAGAAGACAGGAGAACGGGTAGAGCCATCAAACTGCGCGATACCAGTATTCGTGATAGATGCAACATTCACCCCGGTAAAATCGTTTCCACCTACGGTAGCGCGACGGAATATCCATGCTCGGCCAGACGTATCCATTGTAAAGTATGTGTTATAACTTGCGGTTGCTGCGCCGTGCGTTGCCCAAACACCGCCAACATTTTTAAATCCAATGGCAGACGTGGTAGTGTTACCACTATCCCATAAGAATAATTGGTTACCCGTTCCTTGAGCACTTTGATCTCCTCTAATAGCTACACTCCACAGCTGAGAGTAACCTGTAGGATCTGCATAGTAACCAGTATCATTCGAATCATAGAAAACAGGTGCACGAAGAGATACTTGCCCTGTTGCATAGCCGCTTCCAACAAATAACGAATACGTTCCGGTATCGTTGGTACCATCTGTATAGAAATCAAGGCCACAGCCACCAGTTCTAATTCTAGCATTGTTGTTAACATCTAACGGACTAATCCAAACAAAGTCAGAGTTATCATTGTTTTGAATTTGAAGCGCAGATGTCCAACCTCCTGGATAATTTCCAAAAAGTATCTCGCTTTGTGTCGCGTCTTTAATAACTACTGTACGTCCAGCTGCTCCGTTAGTTGCAGTGTTGAATTTTGTAGTATAAAGATTTGAACCACCCGCCATATTAGAGTAATAAGCAGTGTCATCGCTATCATAGAAAACAGGCGCACGAACATCTGCCCCACTTTGCAAAGAATTGTTTGTGTAAACAATTGTAGGAGCTGTAAAATCAGAAATGTTTGTTGCAGATGGTGATTGATATACAAGTATGTTACCGCCATGTGCACCATGAGAAGTAACTTCTGGCCAGCTGGTTTCAATATAAGTTTGGTATGTAGTGTAATACATCACATCAACATAAACAGAAATATAATAAAAATCACCAGACACTTGAACTGGAGAACTGCAAGCAACCTGTGCATGTCTTCCGCGAGGAGATGCACCTGCTATAAGATAACAGTGTACGTTATTATAATCATAGGAAATTGACCAGCGCTGATAATCACCGCCGTAATAGTAGTTATTGTGGATTTCTACAAATGTAGTACCAGCCCCATGCCAGTCATTAAAATCAATATAAAGTCTGGCAATTTCATGGCGTCTAGCTTGTGTACCAGCAGCACCCAATGCTCCAAGATAATATTTGCGGTGCGCTCCCATAATTGATGTGCTTGTTGCAACAATGGTATTAGCATTTGTAATGCTATAACCATTCATATTCACATTAGCTTGAGCAGTTCCACCCCACGATCCGGTATAACCAATTGGACCTTGAGCACCCTGTGGACCAGTAGGTCCTTGTGGACCAGTAGCACCTTGAGGTCCCTGTGCACCAGGAATACCAGCAGATCCAGTGAAGCCAATCGCTCCCTGTGGACCTGTAGCTCCTTGTGGACCAGTAGCACCTTGCGGTCCGGTTGGTCCCATTGGTCCTATTACACCCTGTGGACCTGTTGCGCCCTGTGGACCTTGTGCTCCCGCAGGACCCTGCGCACCTTGAGCACCGGTAACTCCTTGTGCTCCTTGTGGACCAGTAGCACCTTGAGGACCAGTAAGTCCTTGGGCACCTTGTGGCCCAGTCGCTCCCTGAGGACCTTGAGCACCAGTAGCTCCTTGTGGGCCAGTAAGTCCTTGAGGTCCTTGAGCACCAGTAGCTCCTTGTGGGCCCTGTGCACCAGGAATACCAGCAGATCCAGTGAAGCCAATCGCTCCCTGCGGTCCTGTAGGTCCTTGAGCACCAGTCGGACCCTGAGCACCCGTAGCACCCTGCACACCTTGAGGACCTATAGCACCCTGTGGACCGGTTGCTCCTTGTGTACCTGTAGGACCTTGTGCACCTTTAACGTTCTGAAGCTCGATAGCATTTAACGTAGGACCAGATGTTTCACCAAAATGCGTATTGCCACCCTGAGTAACTGTGCAATAGAGATAATAAGTATACGTTCCAGCTGCAGGGTTGTCGATGTGTGTAAATGCAAATGGACTGTTTTCACTGCCGGCAGATCCTTCATAGTGAACGTTGCCACTAATAGGTGTTGACCCACGCCAAAGTTGCAACTTACCCCAAGACCCAACTGCTTTATTTTCTGCATCACCGTATGCACCAATCTGTACAGGTGAACCACTAGTTGTGATAGTTACCGATGCTATTGCTTTAGGGACCGAATCGCTTGTAGTTACAAAAATCTGCGGAGCAGTATTCTGAACCCAGTTGATTGCTCCCATAAGAGCAGAACCAGTGAAACCAATAACGCCCTGAGGTCCTTGTGGTCCAGTTGCACCTTGTGGGCCAGTAGCACCCTGTGGACCTGTTGGACCAGCGACTGTAGAAGCAGAACCAGTAAAACCTATAGCACCTTGTGCACCCTGAGCGCCTTGTGCTCCAGTAGGACCTTGTGTGCCGGTTGGTCCTTGAGCTCCTGCTGGTCCTTGTGCACCCTGAGCACCTTGTGCTCCAGTAGCTCCTGTCGAACCAGTATAACCTGGATTGTTTGACCAGTATACTGAAGTTCCGTCTGAAACAAGCGCTTGGCCTGCAGTACCTAGAGATCCATTGGCATAGATTGAATTTGCATAAAGAGTATTTGCTTGGAAGTCAGCAATCTTAAAGCTGGCATTTGCTGTATCAATAAACGGTGAAGTGTCTGGCTCTGGAAGATAACTATCAAAGACTTTATATCGACCATCAGTCGCATCACGAAAGAAGCCAGTGTGATGATACGTTCCGTCGTTATATCCTGCCGAGAAACCAATATCAGGATTCGAGTCGGTCTTACCACGAGCAGTACCACCAGAGCTATATGAATCTACATTGGTATTTGAAACAGTAAAGTGAGTAGCATTGGCAAATAGAATGTTGTTATAAGTTCCGTTGAAAGAACTTGGCGAAATGCCGGCAACAAATACATCCCATCCAGCAGAGAAGTTGTTGTTTGCAACAAACGTAACAGTAGAGCCATTACCAGTAGCATTCGTAACCGTAGCAAGAATACCTTGGTTCATATAAAGCATGTTATCAGTAATAGACAGGTTATTGCCTGAGATACTGATAGTTGTACCAGTTACACTGAGGTTACCACCAATTGTAACATTACCACCAACATTCAACGAGGCTAGATTTGCACCGACTTCAAATGCAACAGATCCGTTTGAGGAGTAGACTTTATGGTCAGTAAGATTAACTGCAAACTCGCCAGCATCAATATAAGATGTGTTGCCAGAGTTTGTGGTGTTTGGTGTACGGCCAGAAATAGTCGTACGTTTGAATTGAATCTTATTGTTTGCCATATGGCTCCCCAAAGCAGATATATATCTTGTAAGCCAACTATTTAGTTGACAGTATTATTGTTTTTATTTATAATGGAACTATGATGAAGATTGCTTTTATAGATACACTCGGCTTGACCTATGACGGATCCACTCTTGAAAAAAGAGGACTTGGAGGATCTGAATCGGCCGTAATTCGCATGTCCGAAGAACTTGCCAAGATAGGCTTTGATGTTACCGTTTATAACGACTGCATGTCAGACGACTCTAAACCTGGTATTTACAATGATGTAAAATACTCACCAGTCGAAAACGCCAAAATCCAGTGTTTAAAATATGATGTGGTTGTTGTTTCTCGTTCAATTAAACCAATTGCAGAAGACTGGGGAACTGTACTAGAAGCAAAACATGTCGCTCTCTGGATGCATGATACCTTCTGTGAAGGCGATGATCAGATCGAATATCTAGTTAATGTCGGCAAGCTCCAAGAGATCTTTACGCTCTCTGACTGGCATACAGGTTATGTTACTCATTGCGATCACGGATTCCGTCGTAACTATGATGTTCTGAAAAATCATATTTTTCTGACACGCAATGGTATAGGTAATATGAATCCAGGTTGGATTGATATTCGTGACAAGGATCCGAACCTCTTTGTATTCAATGCATCTGTGACCAAGGGAATGGTTCCTCTTGTCAAACAGATCTGGCCAGAGGTGAAGCGCCGTATTCCAGATGCAAAACTTAAGATCGTCGGTGGCTACTATAAGTTCCGTGAAGCGGCAGAACCAGACCAGCAGCAGAAGGACTGGACTGAACTTATGCTGCATCATGGGCACAGCATTGAGTTCACCGGAGTAATTACTCAGCAAGAGATCTCGGATATCCTACGCAAAGCTTCCTACATGATATATCCTGTAGGTTTTCCAGAGACGTTTGGCATCTCTACACTTGAAGCACTGGCTCATAATGTGCCACTCATTACATGTCAGTTTGGTGCCCTCGAAGAGACGGCAATCGATCTAGCATCGTGGAAGATTAAATATCCTGTTGAACCAAACTGGGCAATGCACTGGCTGAACCAAGAACACCAGGTGAATTTATTTGTTGACAAGGTCGTAGAAGCATATAATAATCCTTATCTGCGCCAGCAGAAGATGTATGCTTGTAACCAGGTGAAAGATATTTGTACTTGGGATACGGTTGCTCTTCAATGGAAGCAACATCTGTATAAGAAACTTGGTGAATACTTACCTGTTGATGAGTATCGTAAGGTTACAAAGATTAACCATAAGGTTCGTAAAGTATTCAACCGTCGGTTCTTGAATGCAGAGGAACTCCAACCAGTTAAGATCTCAGATGAAAAATCTATAGCTATTATTACACCTGTATATAATGCTGAAGCATACATCGAAAGGTGTATTCGATCTGTAGCCGCACAAGATTATACTGACTATCACATGTATATTATTGATGATTACTCAACAGATAATACAGTGAAGGTCGCCAAGGAAACCATCAACTCGCTTCCACAATGGCAACGTTGGCACTTTACTCTTCTACAAAACGAAGAGAATCTTGGCGCTGTTGCAAATCACTACGATACGATCAAGCAATTGATAACAGAACAGTATATCATGCTTCTTGATGGTGATGATTCACTTGTCAACGATCCGACTATCTTTCACATGTACAATAACCTCTATCATGAAGGTGCAGAGTTTACATACGGATCATGTTGGTCTATGGCCGATAACATTCCATTGATTGCTCAGGAATATCCACCTGAAATTAAGGCAAACAAATTCTATCGTTCGTACAGATTTAATTGGAACATGCCGTACACGCATCTGCGTACGTTTAAATCTTCGCTAGTTAAAAACTTGACAAAAGAAGATTTACAGATTGATGGAAAATGGCCAAGAGCAGGTGGTGATACTTCATTGTTCTATTATCTAATTGAACGAGCAGATCAGAACAAGGTTGTATGCGTAACAGATATTGTAGTTAACTATAATGATTTGAATCCAATCAACGACTACAAAGTACATGCAGAAGAACAGAACAAGACCGCTGCAAAAGTATTGAACACTTCGCCATTCTTTCCAGGACAGATCGATCTCAGACCGTTATGAAAAAAATCTTAATTGCCATACCAACTGCTCGTTATATCGAAGCAGATACATTCAAATCGATCTATGATCTGGAAGTTCCTGAAGGATATGAAACAACCTTTCAATACTTCTATGGATACAGAGTAGATCAGGTTCGTAACCTGATTGCCGACTGGGTTGTACGTGGATTTGATTATTTGTTTTCAGTCGATCATGACATTACGTTTCCACCAGATACATTAAAGAAGCTTCTTGCTCACGATAAAGATCTGGTTTCTGGTGTGTATCGCCAGAGACTTGAACCACAGATGCTTGAAATCTACGAACCGTTTGGTACACGTATGACAACTGAAGACCTCTATGCAAAGGACTGGAATCTAGTTGGCATTGGTGGTTGTGGCTTTGGCTGTGTGCTTGTCAAGAAAGAAGTATTAGCAGGTGTAGGCTATCCACAGTTTGAATATCATCCTGCTCTCGATCACAGCAATACGATCAGCGAAGACACTGATTTTTGCAAAAAGGCAATTACTAAAGGCTTTAGGTTGTGGTGTGACCCATCAATTCGTTGTGGTCACATTGGTTCTACAACTATGGTTGTAGAGATTCCGAAGATTTAGTTTTCTTTTTTAACTTCTCGAGTTCGAGAAGAGCCTGTTGATGTTCTACTTGAAGGCTGGCGTAACTCTTTTCGAGTAGCGCCAGCCTTGCTTCATGTAGAACGTTTTTACTTACGGATTCATGTAAATTCGCAGTCAGGCGATTGATATACTCATTAACAAATTCAGCTTCCATAATATTAGAACGTGCCTCCATCAAGTGTTCCGTAAACAACAGATGTGCCATTTGACTGCAGCACATATCCGTCTGTACCAACTGCAAGGTTAGTCATACCATTTGTTGAGTTACCAACAAGGATGCCACCGGATGTAAGTGTTGATAGCTTGAGTGTGTTAGCAGAAATATGTACTGGGATAGTACTATTTGCAGTGATGCTAAAGGTATTGCCAAGTGATAAAAGAGCGCCGGAATAAAGATAAGTTTCCAGTGCTGCAAGACCATAGCCAACACCCGCCGTATTAACAGTTGTTGTTGGTTCAGATTCAAGACCGGTAAAGAGCTTATAAACACCGTCTGTTGCATCACGAACAAGACCGGTATAACGGGTTCCGCCATTTGTGAACATACCATAGAAACCAACGTCGACGGTATCTGTACCGTTACCGTTAGCAACCTTAATCATAGGATCTTCAATTGTAAGGTTGTTTGTATCAATCGTGGTAAGCGTACCGGAAACTGTTAGGTTGCCAGAAAGAACAAGATCTGAAATCGACAGAGCATTATTAACATGCACACCAGTCGAGTTGACTGTAAGTGTAGAACCAGTTGGAACACTGATCGAGTCAGCAGCAACGCTAATGCTGTTTGAACCAACAACGTTTAGAGTAACGTCGCCAGTTGTTCCACCACCAGTAAGACCATCACCTGCGGTTACTGCAGTAATATCTGCTACTGTGTTTGACCAGTATACAGAAGAACCATTAGAGTGAAGAACCTGTCCAGCCGAGCCTATTCCACCGTTGGCAGAGATGCCTACGCCGCCAGCAAGCGTTATTTGACTTGCATTGGCAATAAAAGCACCACTGCCGGCAGAAATGACTGCGGCATTGACTGCAAAAGACGCAGAAACGTTTGCAACAGTAAGTGTTGTAGCACTCAGACTAGAATTAACTGTAGAGTTACCAACAGAAAATTCATTTGTATGGATTTTGCCACCAACACCTAAACCGCCAGTAATTACAACTGCACCGGTTGTTGTGTTTGAGCTCGATGTACCAATAGAGAATGTATGTGTATTTGTCCACGCATACACTGCAGCAACGTTAATTGAAACTGCACCCTGATCTAGCCAGTAGGTATTACCACCGGAATCTACAGAGAGAAGATATCCAGTACCAGGAGTTGATGTACCATTTGCGGTAATCGACTGTACAGTAAGGTTGGCAGTCTTAACCGAATCAAGATATCCAGTGCCATTGGCAACAAGAGCTTGATTTGCGGTGAGAACACCAGGATTAAATTTACCACCAATGGTGATAGACGCGCCGTTCGACCCGATAAAGAGATGATCGCCGTTTGCAGTAAAAGCCAGTTCACCATTAGCTAATGACGGAGGAGTGGCAGTATTTAAAGATCGTTTGATCTGAATTTGGTTAGCCATTATTGTTCCTCAACAAGTTTAAAATGTGCCTCCGTCGATATTACCGAGGTCTCCGATTTCGAGCGGTCTTACTTCATATTTATCACTTGTGGAATTATACACTAAAGTAGCACCGGATGTTACATTCACCTCGTCAACATCGCCAAAATCTTCAATGCTACGAATTTCGTTAATTTGATTCTTAAGAGTTACTGGTTTAGATGATGCAAGAGAGTCACCTGATGTGGTAACTCTTGCAACCATCTGAGAATTCTGTACAATTCTAGCTTTGAGAGCCATGATTACCTCGTAACTTGAGGAGTAACTGTTACAATACCTTCAACCAGACGAGAGACTGTATTGCCAGAACTTGTCAGTTCACAGTCATAAACATATCTACCAGCTGTTACGTTAGCAGATGTTGCAGCATTCATTGATAACGTAACACTGCCACCAGAAGCATTAATGGCAACATTAAATGCAGTAGCCGTAGAAGAAGTATAGTGCTTGCGCATTTGTGCGGCACCAGAATAACCAGTTAGATCTACTACTTCGCCGGCATCATCAAGCACGTCGATTTCTGTACTGAAATCAGCGCCTTGGTCGATTTGTAAGTTTGCTTTAATTGCCATTTACTCTTCTCTTATTAAATAGGCGATGGTATACCAGATGTATCTGCGTCTAAAACAAAATAATTGCTTGCAACTGTTACCTGAGTTATTTTATGACGAATGTAGCCTCGCATAAATGCTGTCGATCTTGAATTAAACTCGTTTGCAAAAACTCTCCAAACATAACTGCTAGAAAGATCCAACCATGTATCAAGAGGAGAACTTGTATCTAACGGATCGCCACTTACTCTTTCCACTAAAATTTGGTATTGACCAGAATTAGCAGAATTTACAATCCATGGATAACTTCCGCCTGGCCAATATTCTACATTTCCAGAAGAGTATATAGCCCATTCTGCCGTTGATCCTCCAAAACCATCTCCAGGGTTTTGAACAATATCATCGCTCAATTGAACTTGGTCTACGAACCCCTTCCAAGTACTTCCATTATAAACTTTAGCGTTGGTTGTATATAACCATTCTGAACCATTCCAAATACGAAAAACTGCGCCACCATCATCATATTGAAAATCAAAAGTGTTATTAACTATTGCCCATGATGATCCGTTCCAATAGTGCATTGCCATTAGATTTGAATCCAAATATCGCCAGTTGCTGATGCTGATGGTTGTGGACCCTGCACAAACACCTGTCCACCGCCAGTATAACCTGATGTTACGTGACGTAGAATTGGAGCTGCTGCTGATGCTGCACTTCCTGGAGGTCCTTGTGGACCGACTGCGCCTTGTGGACCAGTAGGTCCTTGAACTGTAGCACCAGCAGGTCCTTGTGGGCCTGTTGGACCTTGTACAGTTGCTCCAGCTGGACCTTGCGGACCAACTGGTCCTTGTACAGTTGCTCCAGCTGGACCTTGCGGACCAACTGGTCCTTGTACAGTTGCTCCAGCTGGACCTTGCGGACCAACTGGTCCTTGAACCGTAGCACCAGGAGGACCTTGAACTGTAGCACCTGCTGGACCTTGCGGACCTGTTGGACCCATAGGACCTATTGCACCTTGAGGACCTGTTGGTCCCATTGGTCCGATTGGACCCATTGGTCCTGTAGAGCCTTGAGGACCTGTTGGTCCCATTGGACCCATTGGTCCGGTAGATCCGACAAATCCTACTGGACCCTGAACAGTAACACCGGGAGGACCTTGTACAGTAGCCCCAGAAGGTCCTTGTGCTCCAGTGATACCTTGTGATCCTGTAAATCCTACTGGACCCTGAACAGTAGCGCCAGCCGGACCTTGAACTGTAGCGCCAGATGGTCCCTGAGCTCCTTGAGCTCCAGTAGCACCTTGTGATCCTGTAAAGCCAATTGGTCCCTGTGCGCCAACCGGTCCTTGGGCGCCAGTCGGACCTTGAGCCCCAGTAGCACCCTGTGGTCCAATACCACTTATCCATGATACGTTGGTACCATCTGTTCTTAGGAAGAACCCGGTTGCACTGCCTTGAGCTGGAAGAAGATTGTTTATAGCAGCGGCACGTGTTGATGCATTTGTGCCACCTTGACCAATGTTTAGAATGCCATTGGAGATAGAAGAAGCGTTTACAATCAAGCCTGTTGCGTTTGCAATAATACCATCGCCGGCACGAATATTAATTGTTGTTCCGTTGGCATTAATAATAGAGTTTGAAAGACTTAGATTGTCGGCAGATACCGTGAATGTTCTCGTTGTATTACCAAGTAGGACACCATTTGCATTCGGGATCAACTCACCGCTGATCTCCGTATTACTAAATGTAAGGTTTCCTACAACCTCTAGCGAACCGTTGACTGCGAGAGTCTGACGAATTCTCATGTGTTGTGTAATTTCTACATTTGAAGTAAATGTAGAATCACCGTTTACTAATAATCCATTATCTACTTTAAAATTAGTGTTTGCCATGTCAACCTTACTTAATTAGATGAGCTATAACTTTAACCGCGGAATTTGCAACGGTTTGTTGAAGATATAAATTCACATTGTTATCTAAAGTACCAGTATTTGCTGTAAACGTTCCAAGAGGAGATGCAGCGCCATTTGAAGCAACTGTACCATAAACTGTTACAAACGCATCGGTTGTACCATTGTGAGCAAGTACAAGTTCAGAAAGCTGTGTGTTACTACCTTTCTTTACTTGAACTTCAAACTTGGCCGATGAATATGTTGCTTTAGGGAATGTGTAGATTAGCACAGGTC